TGTAGACCTGCTGACTTTGGTACTTTAAAAACAACTGAAAAGGCTACTGGTACTGCTCAGTTTGTTGTTTCTCCTGACAATAGCATGAATGGCTATAATGTTGTCAGAAGTAATCAAGTAACAAGTGGTGACTTCTACTTTGGTAACTTTGCAGACCTATTAATTGGTATGTATGGTGGACTGGATATTACTGTTGACCCTTACGCATTATCAACTTCAGGTGGAGTAAGAATTGTTGCTCTACAAACTGTTGATGTAGCTGTAAGACATGCAGTATCTTTCTGTAAATCAAGCGACTAATTAACTGATGCTTAAATGGAATGGGGGTGGAAACACCCCTACCTTAAATATGAAAAAATATAAAATATTACAAGATACAATGGCTGGTGGTTCAAAGGTTCATGCTGGAGATATAGTAGAACTTAATGAAGTTGAAGGTCATTCTTTATGTGCTTATAAAAAAGCAGAAATCCATGTTGCTAAACCAAAGGCTAAAAAAGAAGATAGAAGTGTTGGTTTAGAAACATCAAAAGTTAAAGCTCCTAAAACTAGAGCTAAAAAGTAAATCATGCCTTTAGAGAGTGCATTAGATTTTAATGCCTATGTTGATACAACAACAGGTCATGGTGTTACTGCTACATTCTTTGAAGTGCAACAATCTTTATGGGATGATTTCCCATTAATAGATACCCTCTTTGATATTGATTCAGGATTCTCTAAAAATATTAATATCATTATTGACCAAGAATATTTCAATATAGAAGGTGGAACAGTGCCTGTTGCTGGTTATCAACCAAGAGCAATAGTCAAAGCATCTGATGTACCTTATATATCCCAAGAAGATAAATTATTAGTTGATGCAATTACAACTAATCGTGGCAATGTATTAAAACCAGCTACAACATTTATAGTTAGAACAGTTGAGCCTGACAATACAGGCTTAGTTTCTTTGGTTCTTGAGGAAGAATAATGTCTCAATTTAGATTAGAAACTGAAGAAGATATGTTAGGTTACTTAGACATAAACTTTGGTCATGGTGTAAGTGCTGTTTATACAAACAGTGGGACATCATCAACAATCAATGTCATTCTAAATAATGAATATGTAGAACAAGAGGAAGGCATTGGTGTGGAAGCATTAAAACCAATAGCCTATTGCAGAACTATAGATGTTCCGAATATTTCATTTGGAAATACTTTAAATGTATCTGCAATAAAAGATACAAATGGTAATATACTCAAAGCAGCACAAAACTATACTGTAGTAAACATACAAGCAGACAGAACAGGATTTAGTGCATTAATGTTAGAGGAAATATAATGGCAAACCATATCAGACAACAAATAAGAGAAAAGATTGGTACTACTTTAACTGGCTTAACCACAACTGGGTCAAGAGTTTATGAGTCAAGGGTTTACCCACTAGAAACAGTACCAGCATTAGTTATCTACACTAAGTCAGAAACATCTGAACCTATAGTGATAGGTACTGATAGAGTTATGAGTAGAGAATTATCAGTAGTAGTAGAAGGATATGCAAAAGCTACTAGCAACTTTGATGATACTATTGATACAATAAGCAAAGAAGTTGAAGAGGCAATAGCAGCAGATAGAACTTTAGATGGATTAGCTAAAGACTGTTATTTAGAATCAACTGAAATAGAGTTTAATGGTGAAGGTGAGAAACCACTAGGATATGTGAGTTTAACCTTTTTAACTAATTACTATGTTCAGGAAACAAATCCTGATGTAGCTGTATAGGAGACAATTATGAAAATGATTAGTCCTGATGGAAAAGTTTTAATAGAAGCTCACCCTTCAAAGGTTGAGTCTTTATTGAATATGGGTTGGAAAGAAGAAGCAGTCCATTCGCAAGATAAAATTAAACCTTCTTCTAAGAAAAAGTCGAAAGACGAGGTAGAAAATGGCAACACATAAAGGAAGTGAAGGAACTGTTAAAGTCGGTTCTAATGCTGTAGCTGAAATTAGGTCTTACTCAATCGAGGAATCTGCTGATACTTTAGAAGATACTTCAATGGGTGATTCTGCTAGAACATATAAATCATCATTGACTTCTTTCTCAGGAAGTTTAGATGTATTTTGGGATGAGACTGATACTAGTGGTCAAGGTGCTTTAACTATTGGCTCAGAAGTAACACTAAATGTTTATCCTGAAGGAGATACATCAGGTGATACTTATTATACTGGTTCAGCTATTGTTACTGGCGTTTCAAGAAGTGCATCATTTGATGGATTGATTGAAGCTAGTATTTCAGTACAAGGCAATGGTGCTTTAACATCAACAACAGTATAAGAAAATGTCAGCAATAGATAACGCAAAAAAGCATTTTGCAGAGCAAGATGTTAAAGTAATCGAAGTGCCTGAATGGGGTGAAGATGACAAAGCCTTAAAAATATACAGTAAGCCATTAACGCTAGCTGAAACTTCTAAGCTCTATAAAATGAGTAAAGAAGATGACCTAACAATGATGGCTTATGTTCTTATTTACAAAGCACTAGATGAAAATGGAGATAAACTTTTTGATTTAGCAGATAAAAATGCTTTATTAAACAATGTTGATAGAGAGATATTAGTTAGCGTTGCACAACAAATCATGGGTCAAGAACCCATTGAGGATGTCAAAAAAAACTAACAAAGGATGCTAATTTATATGTGCAATATGCACTAGCTGAAAAACTTGGTAAAACCTTAGAGGAACTCCAAGAAATTAGTGTCCAAGAATATCAAGGATGGATAGCTTACCTAGAGTTAGCTGAAGAGAAACGAAACAATGGCAAATAAAAAAGTAAAGTTTGAATTAACAGCAGTAGATAAGACTAAAGCAGCTTTTGATAAAGTTACTAGAGGTCTTAAAGGCGTTGGCTCAGTTGCTGGTGGAGCAGCTAAAGGCGTTGCTGGTGTTGGTTTGGCTGCTGCTGCTACTGCAACTGCATTAGCAGTATTAGTAGATAAATCATTTCAAACTGTAGATGCTATTGGAAAAACTGCAACTCAAACAGGTATAGCTACAGATACATTACAAGCATTTCACTTAGCTGCTAGAGAATCGGGAACAACTGTTGAGGGAGCTAATACAGCTCTTATAAAATTTGCTAGAAGTGTTGGTGATGCACAAAGAGGTGTTAAAACACAATCAGATATATTTAAAGACTTAAATGTTAATTTAAAAAATGCTGATGGTTCAATGCGTTCTTTTGATGAAATATTAGGAGATACAGCAAAGGGAATTACAGAGCTTGGAGACCAAACAGCTAGAGCAACAGCATTAGCTAATTTATTTGGTAGACAGGGTGTAATCTTAACTGGTGCTATCAACGACTTGTCTGAAAGTGGTATGAAGAACTTTATACAAAGAGCTAAAGACTTAGGAATTGTTTTAAGTGAAAAGGTTATAAGAAGAACTGAAGAATTTAATGATGCTGTTGGTGTTATTAAAATGCAGATAGGTTCTTTTGTTAATAATATTACAACATCATTTTTACCTGTATTTGAGGAAATGCAGAAAAAAATAGCTAGTTTTATTCAATCATCAGTAGATGAAGCTGGGGGTATGGATGCTTTAGGTTTAAAGATTGCAAACTCCATTATTGAATTTGTTGCAGTTGGAGTGACTCAGTTTGGTATTTTTAGAGATGAGCTTTCAACATTTATAAATGATATACAAATAAAATTAAAAGAACTACAAATTGATTTTGCAGTATTTCAAGCTAACTTATTACAAATGAATCCTTTTGCAGAATATGGTAATCAAGTAGAACAACTAGCAGAAACTGTTAGTGTATTACAAGATGAAATTATTGTAATAGGTCTAAGGACTACTGATTTTGGAAAAAAAGCAGAGGTTACAGCAAATAAGGTTAGAGATTATAAACTTAGCCTAGATGATATTAGAGATTCTAATGATGGCTTTAATGAATCTTTAGGCAATACAGGATTACAGCTTACAAACATACAAAGTCCTATGGATTTATATATTGCACAAATAGAAGATGTTGGCAGAACAATAGAGCAGATAGGCGTTAAGTCCATGAAGTCATTTGAAGATGCAATAGTTAATGGTTTAAAAAATGGAAAACTATCATTTAAAAACTTTGCTGATGTAGTCATAACTGAATTATTAAGAGTTGCAGTACAGCAACTGGTGGTCAAGAATCTTATAAATGCTCTAAGTTTTATGAACTTTACAACTCCAACATCAGGTGGTGGTGGTGGGGGTGGTGCTCCATCTTTTGATAATGGTGGTTATACAGGCATGGGTGCTAGAGCAGGTGGTGTAGATGGAAAAGGTGGCTTCCCTGCAATATTACATCCAAATGAAACTGTTATTGACCATACCAAAGGTCAAAGCATGGGTGCTACAGTCAACTTCAATATATCAACAGTAGATGCTGCTGGTTTTGACCAGTTACTAGCATCAAGAAAAGGATTAATAACATCAATCATAAACAATGCCATGAATAATCAAGGCAAAATGGGAATAGTATAATGTCAGGACAATTTCCAACAGACCCAAATTTTAGAAGTCTTAATTTTAAAGATAATAGACCCACTCTATTGAATCAAACACTATCAGGTAAAAAACAAGTCAGACAAATAGGTGCTCAGTATTTTTCTTTTACAGTTGCAATGCCACCATTACAACAAGAAAAAGCTCAGGAAATATTTGCATTTTTACAAAAACAAAAAGGTTCTTTTGAGGACTTTACAATAGTAGCACCACTAGATAATTTAGGTGCAGGCAAGTCAGAAACAGATATACAAGTAGTTGGAGCACATACATCAGGAGATGCTTCTATAGCCTTAGATGGCTTTACAGCTAACCAAACAGGTGCTTTAAAGGCTGGAGATTTAATCAAGTTTGCAAATCATAGCAAGGTATACATGGTTCAATCAGATATTGATTCTGATGGCAGTGGAGCATTGACTGTTCTTATATCGCCTAATTTAGTAACAACTCTAGCAAACAATGAAGCAGTTACTGTAAACAAACCAAGTTTTACTGTTTATTTAGAAAACAATGAAATCATGTACTCAACAGGTGCTAGTGGTTTTTACAGTATTTCATTTGATGTTAGAGAGGTTATAGCCTAATGCCAAGAAGTTTATCTACTGATATACAAACCCAAGTATCATCAACAGCAACTAAGACAGCTTTTTTAGTTGAACTTAATTTATCATCTACTATCAGATTAACTGATTGGTATTCTAATGTTACTTATAACTCTAACAGCTATGAAGCTGGGGGTTCTTTTTTATCAGTTGATACAACAACTGAAACAGGTCAATTACAAGTTGATGAAATTAACTTAGGCTTTTCAAACATTACAGATGAGGTTAGGTCTTTAGTTCAGGATGGCTCTTTTACAGATAAAACAGTAGAAATATATATAGCCTATTTTAATGAAGATGAGACTATTGTGGGTGCAATAAACTTTTTTACAGGTCAAATAAGAAATGTATCTATACAGGAATCTATTGATAATTCTATATTAAATATGACAGTAGCTTCACATTGGGCAAACTGGAACTTAACCAAAGGCAGACATTATTCTGATGAGTCACAACAATCTTTTAGTACAGGTGATAGAGGTTTTGAATTTGCCACTCAAGTCAAATCAGATGTAAGGTGGGGAATGTAAATGGCTAATCCTATAGTAGCTTTTTTTAATTGGGTTGGAACTAAGGCTGGCCAAGCATGGGCAGCATTTAAAGCAGCAGAAACCATTACTCAAATATCTATAGCCTTAACAGCAGCAAGTTTAGCTGTAGGCGTCAAGGGTTGGATGCAAGCTAGACAGATGATGGCTAAAGGTCAAGATATTTTAGCTAATAAAACTTCTGCTGGTGGAAAATTACCTGTTATTTATGGAACTCGTAGAGTTGGTGCTCAAGTCATATATATGGATGTATCTGCTAATGACTCAAGAGACTTATATGTAGTCTATGCTTTATCAGTTGGCGAATGTGATGAAATACTAGGAAGGACTATTGAGCTTGATGGCAATCCTTTAACTGATACTGCAAGATTTAGAGATGGTGGTTATATTGGCTCAGACAAAATATCTTCAGGTTCAGGTTCATTAAATACAGTTTCACAAAATGGTACTGGTATTGATGCTGGTGCTGGTGGTTTTGGCTCTAGTCCTACACAAAAATATAGATATGTTATGAATCTACATCATGGAGCTGCAACACAAACAGCAGACCCTATGCTTGTAGCTTCTATGCCTAATTGGACAAGTCTGCATAGACTTGATGGTGTTTGTTATATTGCAGCTCATTATGGCTATGATAAAGAGGGTATTTGGAAAGGAGTTCCACAACTAACAGTTCAGGTAAGAGGTAAAAAAGTATTTGACCCAAGAGACACAAATCAAACATTTGGAGCTGTATCTACTTATGAATATTCAGATAATCCAGCTTTAACCTTTTTAGATTACATAACTAATAATGAATATGGTAAAGGACTAACACAATCACAAATCAACATGAGTACATTTACTGCTGCTGCTAATGTTTGTGATACAGAAGTTGACCAACCTTATTTTAATGGTTCAGCACAATCTCTTACTTGGTCAGGTAACGCTGGAGATAACTTTATAACTATTGGTGGAACTAGTGCTACTACTACTTGGTGGCAAAATAAAGTTGGAGAACTAATAGATATATATGACACAAATGGTAATGGCGTTATAGATGGAAAAGAAATTGTAGCTATAAATAGAGATAATTTTTATGATGCAAATGAGGAGCTTATTGTTTATATAAATGACACGCTAGGCTCAACATATTCTTCACAAACAGGCTCTTCTTTAGTTAAAGTAAAAAGATTTCATTGTAATGGTTATTTAGATGCTAATAAAAATGTTATGGATAACGCAAAAGAATTACTTGCAAATATGCGTGGTATTTTTCTTTATATAGATGGTAAGTATGAATTATCAATAGAAGATACAGGGTCATCAACATTTAGTATCAACGATAATCACATTATTGCTGATGCTGGTATATCAGTAGATTATGGAAATAAAGATAAAAAAGCTAATAAGGTAATCATTGAATTTTTTAACGCCAACAAAAGATATGAATTAGATACAGCCACTGTTTTACATGATGCAAATCCTGAATATTATTCAGATGATGGTGATGAGATATTAGAAATTAAAGCTGAATTCCCTTATATAAGCGACCCTTATATAGCTTATAACATGGGTAAGGCAATTCTAACTAGAAGTAGAAATCAGACCACTATGCAGTTCTTAGGAACTCCTGAGATGTATAAATTGAATGTTGGAGACATAGTAGATTTAACCTATGCAGGTCTTGGATTCTCAGGCAAAGTTTGTAGAGTTGAAGCATTAGAATTACAAGCTAGTGGTTTGGTTGCAGTTAGTTTAATAGAATACTTTGATGTTTATACATGGGAAGTACCACCTCAAGAACCAGTAGAGGAGTTATCTAACCTACCTTCTGCTTATGCAGTTAAAGCTCCAACAGGATTATCATTTACTGATACTGATTCTAGTTCTACAGGTAGACCATTCTTATCTTGGAATGAACCAACAGATTTTCCTAACTATCAATATAGAGTTAATGTTGTAGATAGTTCTAGTAATCAAGTAAAAAACACTATTGTTGATGTAGAGAATTGTGATTTAAACTTTTTGCCTGTTGATACTAATTATGTTGCTAGTGTTAGCTCACTTAATACATTAGGCTCAGAATCATCTCCAGCGACTTTAACTTTTACTATTGGTGATGCTCCTACAACAACTCCTGACATTAAAGATAGTGCCATTGTTACAGATAAAATTAATAACTTAGCTATAACCACAGGAAAAATTGCAGACTTAGCCATTACTAATGCAAAGATAGCTAATGCAATTATTGATACAGCAAAAATAGCTGATGCAAGTATTACAACAGCAAAGATAGCAAATTTAGCTGTCACTGATGCAAAAATAAATTCTCTAACAGCAAATAAACTTACAGCAGGAACTATAGATGCTAGTCAGATAACAGTTACTAATTTAGATGCAGATAATATAAGTGCAGGCACTTTAAATGCAAATAGAATACAAATAGATGATGTGACTTTAGATACTGATGGAAGTGGTAATCTAATTATTAAATCAGGTGGTGTAGATACAGGGCAAATAGCAAATGGTGCTATTACAACAGTTTTAATAAATGATGATGCTATTAGTACAGCTAAGATTATTGATAATGCAGTTACTAATGCTCTTATAGCTACTGATGCTGTCAATCAAGACAGTATTGCTGCTAATGCTGTTACTGCAACTGAAATTATTGCTGGTGCTATAACCTCATCTAAATTGTCAGCAAGTGCTGTTGTAGCAGGTAAGATTGCTGCTAATGCGATTGAGGCAGGAACAATTGCTGCTAATGCTGTCACTGCAAACACAATTGATGTAAATACTTTAGATGCAATATCTGCAAACATGGGTGCTATTACAGCAGGTACAATTAACAACACTACTAATACTCCAACAGCAGGTCAAGAACCTACAGGTTCTCAGGCTGGAACAGCGATTGACTTGGCTTCAGGAGCATTTACATTTGGTAATGTAAATTCATTTTTATATTTTAATACTACTGATGGATTAGTTCAGGGTGGTTTAATTCCATTTAGTGACACTGTATCTATTTATTATCAAGGTTCTACAGCACCATCTTCGCCTAGTGATTCATCTATGACATATACCAGTACAGGTGCTTTTTCTTTTACTACTAATGCTCCTACTGGATGGACATTAGGTATACCTAATACTACTGATAATATTTATGTGGTGCAAGCTAACATTGGTAGAGTTGGAGCTGGAACTACTACTGCATCATGGGGTGCTGTAAGTTTGTTAAGAGCTGCAACAGTTACAGGAACATCTTTAGAAACATCTCCAGCAACAATCGCCTTTACTTATGCAAGTACAAGTGCTACTTCTCCTGAAAGTTACTCTAATAGCTACACTGTAACAGCATCAGGAGCTTATAGTCATTCTGTTGGTATTACTGCAACTGTAGCAAGTGGAACTTGGACATCATTAGATGCTAGCTCTATTACAGTTAGTGAGGTTAGTGGTGATACAGGTCAGTTTACAATTAGCTCAATTACACACCAAAGCAATTTTGAAGAAAAAACATGGTCTTGGACAGTAACGCATACTTCATCAGGTTCAACAGTTAGTCAGTCAACACTTTCAATCAACCCATTACTTCAATAGATTAATATGTATGCAATGCAACAAATACACAAAAAAACAAGAGGATAATGATTTATAAATTATAAACATAGGTATAAAATTAATAGAAACGAGATTTAATTATGGCACAACACGATTACAACATAGCAAACCAATCAGGTGCAGACTTTAGAGCAGATTTAAACAATGCTCTTTTAGCTATTGCAACTGTTAATAGTGGTTCAACAGAACCATCAACCACATTTGCTCATCAATTATGGGTAGATACATCTAGCAGTGTATTAAAGATAAGAAATGCTGCTGATAATGCTTGGATTACTACAGGTGTTAGTATTACTGCATCTAATACATTTACAGGCGATTTAACAGGAGATGTTACTGGTAATTTAACAGGTAATGTTACAGGTAATGTCACTGGAGACTTAACAGGTAATGCAGATTCTGCTGATATATTAACTACAGCTAGAACCATATCTTTATCAGGTGATGTAGTAGGTTCAGTATCTTTTGATGGTAGTACTAATGTTGATATAGATACAGTAGTGCAAATCAATTCAATAACATTAGGAACTGATACAACTGGTGATTATGTTGAATCTATGTCGGGTAGTACTGGCGTAACAGTAACAGGTGGAACTGGAGAAGGCTCTACTCCTAGTATTGCTATAGGACAAGCCGTAGCTACTACTGATGATGTTACTTTTAATATTATTACAGCTACAGAAGAATTTATTGGTGATTTAGAAGGTGGTATAAGGTTTAATGCTAAAGCAGATGGTGCTTTAAGCAAGGGTGATGTTGTTTATATATCAGGCGTATCAGGTGATGTGCCAACAGTTGCTCAAGCTAAAGCTAATGATGCATCTAAAATGCCTGCATTTGGATTGGCTTTATCTGATGCCAATGATAATGCTGCATTACAAGTAGTTACTTTTGGTACTATTGAAGAATTAGATACTTCAAATGTATCAGAAGGGCAAATACTTTATGTATCTACAACAGCAGGTGCTTATACAACTACAGCTCCAACAGGTGAATCCAGTCAAATACAAAACATAGGTAAAGTAATTAGAAGTCATGCTGCTGCTGGTTCTATTAAAGTAGGTGGTGCTGGAAGAAGTAACGCTACTCCTAACTTAGATAATGGCAAGATATTTATAGGTAATGGTTCTAATCAATCAACTACTGCAACTTTAGATACTTCTATTGTTGTTGAAAATACTAACCTTTACTATACAACTGCTAGAGCAAATACAGATTTTGATTCAAGATTAGCCACTAAAGATACTGGAGACTTAACTGAAGGTAGCAATTTATATTACACAACAGCTAGGGTTAATACAGATTTTGATACTAGGTTAGCTACTAAAGATACAGGGGACTTATCTGAAGGCTCTAATCTTTACTATACAGATGCAAGAGTAAATTCTGCATTTGATACTAGGTTAGCTACTAAAGATACTGATGATGTATCAGAAGGAACTACTAACCTTTATTACACAACATCAAGAACAAATACAGATTTTGATACAAGACTTGGAACTAAATCTACAAGTGATTTAGCAGAGGGCACTAATTTATATTACACATCAGCTAGATTTGATTCTGCTTTTACATCTAAAGATACAGATGATTTAAGTGAAGGAACTACTAATTTATATTACACAACTACTAGATTTGATTCTGCTTTTGGTAATAAGACAACTGCTGATTTAACCGAAAACACCAATTTATACTATACAGATACAAGAGCAAATTCAGCTATAGATGCAAGAGTAACTAAAGCATTTGTTGATGCTCTTGGAATACAAGCTACTAGTGTTGCTGCTAATTCAGTTGCATTAGGAACTGATACTACAGGCAACTATATCCAAACTATTACAGGAACTGCTAATAAAATTACTGTATCAGGAAGTGGTAGTGAGTCTGCAGATGTAACACTATCACTACCTGATGATGTTCAAATTGCTGATAGCTTAACAGTAGCAGGTAATTTAACTGTTAATGGAACGCTAACATCTTTAGATACAACTAATTTAGATATAGAAGATAACCTATTCCAACTTAATGCAGGTCTTACAGGAAGTCCTGTTAATGACTCAGGTATGCTTATTAATAGAGGTACTTCTGATAATAGTATCTTTATGTGGGATGAATCTGTTGATAAATTTACAATGGGTCTTACTACAGCAGATGGCAGTGCTACAGGAAACATAACACTTAACTCACTAGGAACTTTAGTGGTTAATGTTGAGGGTGACTTAACTGGAGCAGTTACTGGAACTGTATCTAGCCTATCTAACCATGATACTGATGATTTAACTGAAGGCTCTAACCTTTACTATACTCAAGCAAGATTTGATTCAGCCTTTACTGCTAAGTCTACAAGTGATTTATCAGAGGGTACTAATCTTTATTATACTGATGCTAGATTTGATACAAGACTAGCAAGCAAAGATACTGATGATGTATCTGAAGGCACTAGCAATCTTTACTATACTTCTACAAGATTTGATTCTGCATTTGGTGGTAAGTCTACAAGTGATTTATCAGAAGGCTCTAACCTTTATTACACTGATGCTAGAGTACAAGCTATTTCTATAAACAATGTTGTAGAAGATACAACTCCACAATTAGGTGGGGATTTAGACTTAAATTCAAGCGATATAACAGGCACTGGTGATATTAATATTACAGGTACTATAACTAGTGGTGCTATTACAAGTAACGATAGAATTACAAGCGATGGTACAGAAGCAGCTCCAGCTTTTCGTTTTGCCACTGATACAAATACAGGAATGTTTCCACCTTCAGGTGGTGATGTAATTGGTTTTGCAACTGGTGGTGTAGAAGCCATAAGAATAGATAACAACCAAAACTTGCTTGTTGGTAAGACTACTACTACTGATGCTAGGTTAGGCACTGGTCATATAATAAGAGGGACAGATGCAGCAACATTTAGTAGAGATGCATCAGGAGAAACTATGCAAATCTGTAGAAATGCAGATTCAGGTGATTTGGTTAGGTTTTATTCAAATGCTTTAGAGATTGGGAGTATTAGCAATACAGGCAGTAACTTAGTTGTTGGTGGTAGTGGTACAAATAAATCAGGTTTTTATTTTGGAGATAGTGCTTTATTCCCTGTAAAAAATGGTAATTTATCTGCTTCAACTATTAGTTTCGGTAGTCCAAATTATAGATTTAAAGACCTCTACCTTTCAGGATATACACGCTATAACACAGAAGCTTATGTTGGAGACGGAGCTTCTATATCAGGCTCTTATTCAGCTAATGATTTACTTTTACATACAGATAACAACCCAATTATTTTAAGACCTAATGGTAGTGAGGCTATGAGAATAGACTCATCAGGCATAGTTCATATAGGTTCAGGTACAGCAATAAATGATACAAATGTAAAACTACAGTTAAATGCACCTTCAGGTGGAGAAGCTAGTTTAGGTATAAATGATGATGGAGCTTATGCTTTACTGCTTCAATACGCATCAGGAAATTACGCAAGAATAAGAAATATAAAAAATACTCCAATGCTTTTTGAAACTAATAACACAGAACGCATGAGAATAGACTCATCAGGAGATGTTGGAATTGGAACGACTAGTCCTTCAGGTAAACTTCATGTAGAGGGTGCAACAAGTGGAGCAAATTTTATTATTGATGATGGTAGTGGTTATGGAGTTTATGTAGCTGCTCAAAATGCTTTTAACTTTAATTATGGTAGAAACGAAACTTCAGATGGTTACATAAATTTTCGTGGGTATCAAGATGGGAATACTCAGTTTAGAAACTTACATATCGGTAATGGAAAACAAAGTACAATAGCCACTTTTGATGGTGTTAATTCAAGGGTTGGAATTGGAGACACTTCACCTGACCAAAAACTTCATGTAAATTCAGGTTCATCAAATGTTGTAGCTAAATTTGAAAGTACAGATTCTATAGCTGCTATACAGCTTAAAGATAATAATGGCGAAGCAGAAATAGGAGCTATTGGAAACGATATAGGCTTTTATCCAGCAGGTGCAGAGAAAATGAGAATAGACTCATCAGGAAATGTTGGAATTGGAAGTTCATCTCCAAATGCTTACAGTAATGTAACTACATTAACAGTAAATGGAACAAATCAAGGTAGAGTAGATTTAGAATATGGAGGAACTTTTGGTGGTGCAATTTTAGCTTTATCAGGTCAAACACAAATAAAAGCAAGTGGTAGT